CACGGTTTGGGAGGGGCTTTGTGCAAACCTGTCATCGAAAGATGATAAGGCGGCACACTGCTACCTCACGAACGAAAACTGGTGGAAGCACTTGAAGAAGAGAGTATTTTCCGCCAGATGGCAACGGTCATTAAAACTTCCAACGGCGACCGCAAAATTCCGATTGTGACTTCCAAGGGCGAGGCTGTGTGGATGGACGAGGAACAGCAGTATTCTCTCTCTGATGATACGTTCGGGCAGGCATCGCTTTCTGCATATAAACTGGGAACAGCAATCAAAATTTCTGAGGAACTTCTCAATGACAGCGTATTTGACCTGCCGTCCTACATTGCAAAGGAGTTTGCAAGAAGAATCGGTGCAAAGGAAGAAGAGGCTTTCTTCGTTGGTGATGGCAAGGGTAAACCGACCGGCATTTTCAATGCAACGGGCGGTGCGGAAGACGGCACTTCCACCACAGGTGCAAGCATCACATTTGATGATGTGATGGAACTCTTCTATTCTCTGAGAAGTCCGTACCGCAAAAAGGCGGTGTGGGTGCTCAATGATTCCACAGTTAAGGCTCTTAGAAAATTGAAAGACAACACAGGAAACTACATTTGGAATCCGTCTGTGCAGGCTGGTGTTCCGGATACCATTCTGAATCGTCCTTACAAGACATCCAGCTATGTGCCGGAAATCAAGGCAGGCAACAAATGCATGGCATTCGGCGACTTTAGTTATTACTGGGTGGCCGACAGACAGGGACGCTCTTTCAAGAGATTGAATGAACTCTTTGCTATGACAGGTCAAGTTGGTTTCCTTGCAAGTCAGCGTTTGGACGGCAAGTTGATTCTTCCGGAAGCAATCAAGACACTCACCATTAAGAAAGCGTGATGCTATGATTACGCTGAAAGAGGCGAAAAACTATCTGAGAGTGGATTATGAGGAAGACGATAGTCTGATTCAGAATCTGCTTTCTACAGCAAAAAATCTGGTAATGGACGTTGGCAGAATGGACGAATCCGCACTTGCTGAAAATGAAGATACCGTGCGGACTGCGATGCTTTTCGCACTTGGGTATCTTTATGAAAACAGAAGCAATCCTGACTACAAAAAGCTGACCTTAAATCTTCGTTCGATTCTGTTCGCACAGCGAGAGGGCGTGATGTAATGGAAATTGGAACTTTGAATCAAAGAATCACCATTCTGGAGCATAGAACTGTTATTGATGAAATTGGAAACCACATCACCAAATGGGAGGAAATATTCTCCCTGTGGGCAAAGGTAACTGTGAAAACAGCAAGTGAAACCACTAATGCAGGAGTTACCAAAGAGGTACAGAAACTTGAATTTCTGGTTCGTCAAAGTCCTGCCTCGCTGAACATCAACAGCACCAATTTCCGTATTCTTTTCAGGAATAACATTTACAATGTCACCAGAATTACCTCCTTATACGACCACAACAACTACATGAAAATCGAGGGTGAGATACGAAAGGCAGGTGCTTCCGATGACTACAGTTGATGCAATGGCTGATGAGATTATGAAAGGTCTGACAGATTACGCCGACCTTGCAGATACGTCAATGAAAAAGGCGGTCAGAAAGACTGCAAAGTTTGTAAAAGATGAAATATCCGCCAATGCTCCAAAGAAAACAGGGGCGTATGCTAAGAGCTGGACTGCCAAAAAGACAAAGGAAAACAGCCATTCTCTTGAAATGACCGTTCATTCTAAAAACAGGTATCAGCTGGCACACCTTTTGGAAAAGGGGCACGCCAAGCGTGGCGGTGGTCGGGTATCCGGCAAACCGCATATTGCTCCTGCGGAAGAGAACGGCGTACAGTTGCTGGAGCATTTAATCGAGGGGGCTTTATCATGACCTACGAACAGATCGCTGAAATGATGGAAGAGATGGGACTGCCTTTCGCATATCATCATTTTGCCGAGGGTGAGAGTCCTGCACCACCTTTTCTTATTTTTCTTTCACCTGGAGAAAATACATTTTCTGCGGATAATTCCATGTATTTCAGCTTTAAAATGCTGGATATTGAACTTTACACAGACGTTAAGAATCCTGAATTGGAAAATCAGATTGAAGAGGTTCTGAAACGTCATGAGATCTACTACACAAAATCAGAAGTCTGGATAGAGTCAGAAAGGCTCTATGAAGTGCTTTACGAAACGGAGGTATAACCAATGGCGAACAAGAAAAACAAAGTTAAATTCGGTTTGCAGAATGTCTACTGGGCAAAAATCAATGAGTGGGGTGAAGATCCTGACGGCAACAAGACTGTTCCTGCATATGGTCCGTCAAAACATCTCCCCGGTGCTGTATCGCTTTCTATTGATGCAAACGGCGAAGCAGAGAACTTTTTTGCGGATAACGGCGTTTATTATGTCATCAACAACAACGCAGGATATACAGGTGACCTTGAAATCGCCCTTATCACAACCGAATTTGCAACGGAAATCTTAGGAGAAATCCTTGATAATAACGGTGTTCTGGTAGAAAAGAATGATACGGAACTTGCACAGTTTGCACTGATGTTTGAGTTTTTAGGCGATAAGCACCATATCCGTCATGTGATGTACTGCTGCAGTGCTTCCCGTCCTGCAACAGAATCTGCAACAACGGAAGAAAGCACGGAAGTCAAGACAGAAAAACTGTCGCTGAAAGCTACCCCTTTGCCGACAGGTCTTGTAAAGTCTAAGACAACGGAAAGCACCACAGAAGCGGTTTACAATAACTGGTTCAAGATGCCGTATAACCCTGATACGGTCGTGAAATCTTCCACTAAAACATCTTAAGGAGTGAGCATTTATGGCAATCAAGAAAATAATTACGATCGATGGTATTGAAGTGCCTTTCAAGGCAAGTGCTGCAGTTCCAAGACTGTATCGTCTGAAGTTTCGCAGAGATATTTACAAGGACTTTTCCGCCCTGAAAACTGAGGTCAATGAGGGTGATGAAAACAAAAGTGAGATCGGCATTGAGAGCCTTGAAGTGTTTGAAAATATCGCATACATTATGGCAAAACACGCTGATCCGGAGAATGTTCCTGATAACCCTGACGACTTTCTGGAACAGTTCAACACATTCAGCATTTATGAGATTCTTCCTCAGCTTATCGAATTGTGGGGACTGAATACAGCGACACAGGTTGCGTCTAAAAAAAACATCGCCAAACTGACCGTCCGATGACCACACCTTTATTTCTTCTAAGATGCAAACAGCTCGGTCTTTCGATGACCGAGCTGGATCTGCTGACGATAGGACTTATCAATGATATGTTTACCGAACGAGAAAATGATGATTATACGGGGTGGAATGAGGTTGCCGGACAGGCGGATTTTGATAGTTTCTGATTGGAGGTGAACCACAGTGGCAAACAGAATCAAAGGCATTACCGTTGAAATTGGTGGCGATACCACCAAGCTTTCCAAGGCACTGGAAGGTGTCAACAAGAGCATCAAAAATACTCAGACACAGCTGAAAGATGTCGAGAAACTTCTGAAACTTGACCCGAAAAATACAGAATTACTTTCTCAGAAACAGAAACTTTTAGCCGACAGCATTTCTGCAACAAAAGAAAAGCTTGCAACGCTGAAAATTGCCGCAGAACAGGCAAACACGGCTCTTGCAAACGACGAGATCACCCAACAGCAATATGATGCTTTGCAGCGTGAAATCGTTGAAACAGAGAACGAATTGAAACGTCTGGAAACAGAAGCGAAAAATGCAGGTTCTGCCCTGCAAAAAATCGGCGATGCAGGAGAAGTTCTTCAGAATGTCGGCGGTAAAATATCCGGTGCAGGCGAAAAACTTCTTCCAATTACCGCTGGCGTTACTGCCCTTGGAACTGCCGCTGTGAAAACTGCCTCCGACTTTGATTCTGCAATGTCAAAGGTTGCTGCTGTTTCCGGTGCAACCGGCGATGACTTGCAGGCTTTGCGTGATAAAGCCCGTGAAATGGGCAGTAAGACGAAATTTTCAGCAAGTGAAGCCGCCGAAGCCATGAACTATATGGCAATGGCGGGCTGGAAAACAAACGATATGCTGTCTGGCATTGACGGCATTATGAATCTTGCGGCGGCATCCGGTGAGGACTTAGCCACGACCTCTGATATTGTTACAGATGCATTGACCGCTTTCGGCTTAACAGCTGCTGACAGCGGACATTTTGCCGATGTGTTAGCGGCGGCATCAAGTAATGCAAATACCAACGTTTCCATGCTTGGGGAATCTTTCAAATACTGTGCTCCGATTGCAGGTGCTTTGGGGTTCTCCTGTGAAGATACCGCTGAGGCACTTGGTTTAATGGCAAATGCAGGTATCAAGTCTACACAGTCCGGCACTTCCATGCGTTCCATTATGACTGCACTTTCAGGTGAAGTCAAATTCTGCTCTGAATCCTTTGGAGAAATGGAAATCGCAACCACCAATTCAGACGGCTCTATGCGTAGCCTTTCTGATATTTTAGCAGATTGCAGAGTGGCATTCGATCAGATGTCAGAATCCGAAAAAGCAAGTGCTGCACAGTCGCTTGTTGGTAAAAATGCAATGTCAGGCTTTCTTGCTTTAATGAATGCTGCTCCTGCGGATATTGATAAATTATCAGGTGCGATTGCAAACTGTGACGGTACTTCTTTACAAATGGCAGAAACCATGCAGGATAATCTTGCAGGCCAGCTTACCATTTTGAAATCTCAGCTTGAAGAACTGGCTATCTCTTTTGGCGAGATTCTGATGCCTGTTATTCGTGACATCATCACCAAAATACAGGGATTTGTGGACAAGCTGAATGCTCTTGACCCTGCAACAAAACAGACCATTATCAAAATTGGATTGATGGCTGCGACTTTAGGTCCTCTTTTGATTGTGGTGGGTAAAACAATTTCTTCAATTGGCGGACTGATGACTTTTATCAGCAAAGTCCCGACAATGATTGCAGGTGCTAAGACTGCATTTTCAACGCTTGGTGCCGCAATTGGTGGTATTTCTGCTCCTGTGGTGGCTGTTGTTGCGATTATTGCGACACTGGTTGCCGCTTTTATGCATCTTTGGAACACCAACGAAGACTTCAAAAACAGCATTCTTTCCATCTGGGAACAGATAAAAAGTACCTTTGAACGTCTGACATCCGGAATTGTCGACAGAGTGAATGCGTTGGGTTTCAACTTTCAGAGTTTCGGCGATATGCTGAAATCCCTGTGGAACGGTCTGTGCAGTGTGCTTGCACCTGTATTTGAGGGCGTTTTTCAGCATATTTCAAATATTTTCACTTTTGTGACGGATACCATTTTAAGCGTTCTTGATGTATTTATCGGCTTGTTTTCGGGAAACTGGGAGCAGTGCTGGAATGGCATCAAGGGTATTTTTACTGCTATCTGGGATTTTGTCGTCAATCAGTTCAGCAACATTCTGAATGTTCTTCGTGGTGTGGCAGATGTATTTCTTGGTTGGTTTGGAACTTCGTGGAATAAGGTCTGGACAAGCATCAAAGACTTCTTTGTTGGCATCTGGGACAGCATCTGTTCTGCGTTTCAGTCTGTCGCTGATTTTTTCACAAGTATCTGGAATGCAATCTCCACGTTCTTTACAACGATAGCGACTGCAATCTATACCACAGCAGTCACGATTTTCACTTCTGTATATGATTTCTTTGCTGGAATCCTGACCGGTATCCACGACTTTTTTGCCAACATTTTCAATGCAATATGGACGGTTATTTCAACTGTCTGCACAGCCATTTACAACACGATTTCAAGTATCTGGAATGCCATTTACAGCTTTATTTCGCCTCTTTTAGAGGCATTTAAATATCTGTTTGAAACCATTTTTCAGGCGATTCATATTATTATCAGCAACGTGATGGATTGGATCTCGGAAAAGATACAGACCATATGGGATGCAGTTGTTGCCTTTCTCACGCCGTTGCTTGAGGGCATCAAAACGTTCTTTGAAACGGTCTGGAACGCTATTTATACCACAATTTCAACGGTTTTAAGCACTATTTCAAGCGTGATTTTTACTGTCTGGACTGCAATTTCAGGTTTCATTTCTGGTGTGATGAACACGATTCATTCCATCATTTCGAGTGTGTGGAATACCATCAGCGGTGCTGTTTCAAGCGTGGTAAACACTATCCGAAATACGGTATCTTCCGTCTGGAACAGCATTTCTTCCACGATTTCATCAGTGATGAACACCATTCATTCCACGGTGACAAGCATCTGGAACAATGTGAAATCTTCCATCAGTTCTGTCATCAGCGGCATTTACTCCACGATTAAAGGCGGATTTGACAATGCGGTGAACTATGTCAAGGGTCTTGCATCAGATGCGTGGAACTGGGGACGGGATATTGTTTCCAACATCATTGACGGTTTGAGAAGTATGATCGGCAGTCTTGCTGACAGCGTTTCCGGAATTGCGGATACGATCCGCAGTTATCTGCATTTTTCTGTTCCTGATGTAGGTCCGCTGACAGATTTTGAAAGCTGGATGCCGGACTTCATGAACGGCTTGGCAGACGGCATCAACAAAAGCAAAAAGGTCGTAGCAAAGGCAGTTTCAGGTGTTGCAGATACAATGAGAGTAACGCTCAATTCTGATCTCAACTACAATCTTGATGGAATGACAGGTGCGATTATGAATGGCAGTTCTGAAAATTCTGTGGTCAATAATTACTACAATAACGACAACAGCCGCACAGTAAATCAGACCAACAATAGTCCGAAATCACTGTCACGGCTGGAGATTTACAGGCAGACGAGGAATGCGGTGAAAATGTAATTAAAATGTGCTTAAGTCACTTTTCAGTTCTAAAATTCTTTTCTCAATTTCTTGTATGACTTTAATAAATTCAGAATCAGATTTTCCTGTCGGGTCATCAAGCCCCCAGTTGTCATCAAATGGTCTGCCAATAAACGGACAACCTACATTGCACCCCATTGATATGGCAATATCAGGTTTGGGAATATCGGATATCAGCTTCGAGTATTGTGTTTTCTCCATATCAATTCTGTAGAGTTGTTTCATAACACGCACAGCGTCTTGATTTATCTGCGTTTTTGTTTCCGTACCTGCGGAATAACTTTCAAACACATCTCCTGCAAGGTGTTTGCCGAGAGCTTCTGCTATCTGACTTCGGCAGGAATTGTGTACACATATAAAGGCGACTTTTTTCATTCAGACCTCCTGTAAAACGGGCATCTCGTTTTAATACACTGAGCATTTTTATTTGAAAAATCACATGAAAAATCATCACATTCCAAATCAATGCCGTATGTTTTAATAACAAACTCAGCAGCAGTTTTAATCGCAAGAAATCCGTTTCTTTTACAGCATCTCGGACCACCGATTTCAGAAATCTTCAAAAGAACATTTGATACAAGTTGTAAATTATGCTTGTAATATTCATTGCTTGAAAGAGGTCCTGTTTCATGAATAATCGCAAGTGCTGCACCTACAGATGAAGCAGAGCCGCACATTCCCCATTTGCCGCAAGTTGCTCCGGGCATATCAGAACCACGATTTGCAAGTTCATCAAGTGCTGCGTCAAGATTGAATTTTACACCCGCATTGTACATTGCGGTCATGAAGGCAGCTCCATCTATTATATGATGAATGGGACCGTGCATAGGAACGTTTGAAATTTTTATGAGTTTGCGCCATATCATATATGGGTTTTTGCTTTTTTCTTTTAAGCAGATTTCTTTTATCTGATTCATTGTATATCCTCCTGTGATGTGAAAATAGATGAAATCATATTTTTCAAAGTAATATCAATATTATCTGAATAGGAGTAGTGGGACCATTTTCCTTCTTTTCTTACGTTGACAATACCGTTATCACACAGTATTTTCATATGATGTGAAAGCGTAGGCTGTGTAATATTCAATGTTTCCAACAGCTTGCAGGCGCATAATTCTCCACCATGAAGCAACTGAAGAATTTGAATTCTGTTTTCATCACCAAGTGCCTTAAAAACAGAAGCTGCATTTTTATAGTCTGTCATCATTTGTAAACCTCTTTCATATTGACAATTATCTATGTGACATTATAACATATAGATTGATGTCTGTCAATATATTTTTACAGAAAGGAATGATTCCAGATGTTCTATCACCTAATCCTCGAAAACAAAATCGGTCAAAAAATCGACCTTTCCAAAACAGCAAACCAATATATGTTCTCCAAAATCAAAGGACTTGATCCGCCAACAGGAACAGTCAGCACTTCAAATTATGCAGGAATGAACGGCAGCTATCTGAATAACGCATTCATCGAAAAGCGAAATGTGGTCATTCCCTTTGAAATGCGTGGGTTTGATGTGGAACTCCGCAGGCATGAACTCTACAGAGTGGTGAAGCCGTCACGCTACATCAAAATTTACTACTCCACAAAAAATATCTCTGTGTATGCAGAGGGTATCGTGGAAACCTGCGAGGTGGAGAATTTTGAAAAGCTGACCAATGGGCAGATTTCCATTCTCTGCCCTGATATTTACTGGTATTCCACCGAAACGCAGATTGCAGAATATTCCCGTGTCAGAGGTGCATTTCATTTTGTCTGCCCTGATAATGACGAACCATTTCCGATTGGTGCATATAATACGCAGGATATGATGACTATCAACAACAGCGGTGATGAGGTTGGATTCACTCTTGAAATCAGCGGTGGACCTGCGAAAAATCCGACCATTTACAACGCTCTGACGGACGAATATATGCAGATTTCGGGCGATATTCAAAAGGGCGATGTTATCACCATAACTACGAAAACAGGCAACAAAACCGTTCTTCTGGAGCGTGAGGGCGTTGTGACAAATATCATCAACCGGCTTGTTTCAGGTTCAACATGGCTGAATCTGAAAACGGGTGAAAATAAATTCTATGTTCGTGCGTCTGAGGGGCTGTCAAGCCTGAAAGTCCGTCTTATTCACCGCAATGCGTACTTAGGGGTGTGAAAAATGCAGATTGAAATTTATAATATGACTGTCTTAAATGATAAGCTGAATATTTCCCTTGAGGCTGTCTGCGACAGCTTTTCTTCGCTTTTATGGGACATCGAATATTACAAATGCGGTGCTTTTGAAGTGTATATTGCTGCATCTCCCCGAAATATTGAGATTTTTCAGACAGGGAGAATTGTTGGTCGTGATGATGATAAGGAACATTTCGGACTGATTGAATCTGTGGAACTTGAAACCGATGCCGAAGATGGTGACTATCTCATCATCAAAGGCAGATTTTTAATGTGTTTACTTGAACGCAGAATTATCTATCCCACATTCAACTTTACAAAACTTGTTTCATATTCTCAAATTATAATGAATGTTGTACAGTATAACGCTTGTACGTCGGGTATCAGAAAGATTCCGGGACTTGTTGTCGGTTGTTCGTCAGGCACTTTCTGGGATACTGAAACCAAATTGCAGGTCAGCTATGACAATCTGATGGAATGGGTGTACACCATCTGTGAGAAAATCGGCGGAACTGCAAATATACGTCTGAGTAAAACCAATAATGAGCATTATGAAATGATTTTTGAACTTTCGCAGGGTACTGACAGAAGTATATTACAGGAAATCAATCCGCATATTATTTTTTCTGACAGGTACAATAATCTGTTGTCCTTCACCTATTTTACGGATACTTCTGTTAAAAAGAATTACGCCTATGTTCTGGGAAAAGGCGAAGGTGAAAAACGCAAGAGAACCACATATTTTGAAGGAGCAGAACCTTCTTCTCTCGAACGCTATGAAGTGTATGTTGATGCAAAAGACATTTCAAATGAAGAACAGGAAAATGGCGAAACAAAACCATTATCTGAGGAAGAATATTCGGAACTTCTGAAAGAGAAAGGCAAGCAGAATCTTGTTTCCACAAAGACAAAATCAGAATCACAGATTGCAGTGCAGTCCACACAGTTTCAATACGGTGTGGACTATTTTGTTGGCGATTTTGTCACCGTAGAATATCACAGGTTTGGAATCAGGCAAAACAAAATACAGCTTGTTGGAATGATTGAGAGTTTCGACCACAACGGCAGAAATTTAACACCGACATTTAAGGAGGCTTAACAT